GTACCGGATCAAGAACAAGCTGATGCGAGCAATCTACGGCATTGAGATTCAGGAGATTTAGGGATGCCAGTGACGTTTCAGAAGGCCGACCCAGACATTGTGGATATCGTCGCTGAGATAATGCGAGAGCATCACAGGCACCTCGTCATCGAAGACGTCCGAGTCGGAGTGATCGCAGCTATTTGTACGACAGGCCCAGCAGTGAAAGCGCATGGACATCCAGCCTATGCCACGATGAAAGTCGTCTCGCTCAAAGACAGGCTCTCGAAGCGTTATGATGCTGAACTCGTGCTGGATGCCGATCTATTTGAACGCCTGCGACCATCGCAACAGTGCGCCCTGATCGACCATGAGTTGAGCTTTCTGCGGCTTGTCCTCGACCCCAAAGGCAATGTGGTGCGTGACGATCTGGGCAGGCCGAAGCTCAGAACAGTCCCCGGCGATTGGGGTGGGGTGGATGGGTTCACCGCTGTGGTGAAACGCTGGGGACTATCGTCACTCGAATACCGTCACTCACAAGCGGTCGATAAGCGGATTCTGGCCGCGATTGATGAGGCTCGAAGTGAAGCAGAGTTAGCCGCCAAGAGCGAGCTTGAGGAGCCAGTTACCGAACCTGAGAAAGTCGAAGTTCCCGAAGTTGATCCCACGGAATAGGTCGCGGACATCCGCGACTGTCACTCACCAAAACACAGAGAGTCAGAGGTTATGGCCGTCAAAGCAAAGAAGCCCAAGGAGCGGGCTGCGCCAGCGCAAGCAGCGAAGCCAATCAAGGGCGAGTACAAGATCGTCAGTGTCGGCCATATTGCCGCTTCACCGACGAACCCGCGCAAGTTTTTCGACGACGCGAAACTCCAAGAACTGGCCGACTCTATTGCTCAAGTTGGGCTGTTGCAGCCAATTATTGTGAGGCCGTCGAAGAACAAGACAACGAAGCAAGCCTATTACGAATTGGTCGTGGGTGAACGGCGTTGGCGTGCGACGATCCGAGCCGGACTCGGCGAGATTGCGTGCGATGTCCGCGACCTCAGCGACCAACAAGTCATTGAGATTCAGTGCATCGAGAACGATCAACGCAGCGACGTGACTCCGATGGAGCGCGCTCGGGCTTATCAGTCACTGCTTGCTCTCGAAGGCGGGTTGACGGTGGAGGAGGTTGCGAAGCGTCTGGGACGCTCAGCGACGACCGTGAGTGAGTATCTCGCTTTGGTTCGCGCTCCAGAGAAATTGTCGAGGGCTCTCGAAGAAGGCCTTGTCAGTCGGAGCGTTGTTGCGATGGTCTGCCGATTGCCGAAGCCGGAGGAATGCGAGGCCGCAGCTCGGAACGTCTTGGACGGCAATACCTACATGACCCCAGACTACTCTGAGAGGGACTGGGAACCGCTCCCTGAGGCGACTCCGCTTACAGTGGATGGCACAAAGAAGTTAATCGAGCGGCACTTCTCAAAATCGTTGAATGACGCTCCGTTTTCGCTGACCGATGCGAAGCTGGATCCGACTGCTGGCCCCTGCAAGAAGTGCCCAAAGCGAGCAGGAACGAACCCGCAAGAGTATCCCGGCGCACACCCGAATATGTGCTTTGACCCGGCGTGCTATCGCAACAAATGTGAGCTGCACAAAGTTCGCGAGATTGAGGAAGCTTCGTTGAATGGGTGCGAGATCCTCGCCGACAAACAGATGGCCACCATCATCGCGAGTTGGAGTGGGCAAATCATTGACTACCACTGGGCTGACTATGAGGGGTCGTGCGAGTACGACCCAGAAGGTCGCACATGGAAAACGCTCTGCGCCCCGCACCACGAAAAAGTCACGGTTTATTTCGGTTATGACAACGCTCGGAGCCAACCGCGATGGCTCATCAAAAAGGAACTCGTGCGACTGGTGCTAGAGGGGTTGGGTATGTTGCCCAAAACCAAAACGCCCAAGACAGAGCCGGAAACGCGAGTGCCACAAGTTGAGCAGCCAGATGAGGCTGCCTCAAATGAGCCGACCTTGTTGGACAAACTCTCTAAGCCACTGGCGTGGCTCAAGTGCGGCTGCACGAGGCTCGCAGGACTGATGAAGTCCTTCTGGGTCGAACTCGGCGACGACGACACCCCGAAACATGACTGGGCTACGCACGAGGGCGACACCGAGCTGGGCGAGGAGCGAATGTGCGGCGACTGTAAACATGAGTTTATTTTCGGAGACTGACTATGAGTGACGCCGGAATCAGAGTGGTCTGTGAATCGGTCGTCAGTGTTGCCGGACTGATTCTTGTTGGCTTCATTATGTGGCGGCTGTTTCGTGATTAGTCTTGGGTGTGTAGCTCAATGGCAGAGCGGCCTGACCTTCAGCAGTTAGGTAGGTGGGGGTTCAAATCCCTCCAGACCCATGCCCTGACGCCCATTGCCAACAACGTGGGCATTGCAATCGCTCGCAAGAGTGAGGATAGTCGGCAAGTGGCGCAGTTGTTGGTGGCCTTCGGTGGGCCATGAGTCTTGTGCACAAAGGCAGCCGTTTTGTATCGCCCCGTTATCGCCCTACGTAGGAGATGTTTGTATGCGTCGATTTTTCCTTTCGCTCGTTGGTCTCGCCGTCGCCGGAGTCGCCTCCGCCCAATGCCCCGGCGGAGTGTGCCCTGTGCGTCCAGCGAGCTATCACCCCCAACTGACCTACACCACGACTCCGCAACCTGTACCTCAAGTTGCTCTGACTCCCAACACACAGCACGTGGTTTATCGCGATGCCCAAGGGAAGGTGCTTTGGGAGGGTCAAGAGCCAGTTGGTTCAGCTCCGCTTGTTTACGCTGGCTCACCGCACAGTACGCCCATTGTTGCTGTGCCAATGGCTGATTGCTCGACGGGTCGTTGCCTTGCTCCAGTGCGCAACCTCAGCACTGCGATCAACAACACAGTGCAAGCCGTTGGCGGTGCGATTGATGGGCTGCTTGGCCTGCACAATCGCGAACGTGCCCAACATGGTTTGCCACCACTGCGCTACGATCCGAGCCTATCCTCACAGTCATTGCAACATTCACAACGCCAAGCACAAGCGCGAAGCATGCATCACTCGAAGGGGAGTTTCGCTGCTGAGAATGTCGCCGCTGGTCAACGCAGTGAAGTCGAGGTGGTGCGCGATTGGATGAACAGTCCGGGTCATCGAAAGAATATCCTTGACCCGAATCTCAGCACCGTGGGCTTTGGCCAAGTGACTGGCCCAGACGGACGCATCTATTGGACGGCTCAGTTTGGGCGTGGGAACGTTGAGCGTGGCTTGCCTGCCCCGGCCTATGAACCAGTTCCGTTGCCGTACCGTTAGTAGTGGGTGCATCGGGGTGGGTATGGTGACCCACAATGCGTAACCACTGGTGTTCGATGCCGGTGGCTAGCATGCAAAACATTCGACGGCGTCTCGCTGTGGTGCGTATCGGGTTCGACTCCCGGCGATGCAATTGACTGAAATACATGGAGACTGCTGATGTTGAGATTTGTGGCAAGCATCATGGCGATTCGCAACCCAAACGACATCCATCACTCAGTCGTCGTGATTGAGGCAGACACCGAGGAGGATGCTCGTGATGATGCTTACGAAATTGCTGCGACTATGTACCCCTCGCACCTTGGCTATCAAGGCATTCACACCTGTTTCGCTTCTGCGGACAAAGTGACCACGCCAGATACAGCCAAGGCAATTGAGCCGAGTGAGATGCAACCGAGGGTAATCAGTGTGAGATAACTGTGTCTTTGCCGGTCAGGGAATATTCGCGGGGCGCGTCGCCCCGAAGAAGTGGAACCTCCTCTGACCGGCAATTGGTTGGGTAGCTCAAGTTAGAGCACCGGTCGCTTAGACCGGAGATGTGGGGTGCAAATCCCAACCCCAGCCTTCGCCTCACGTCCTGTTTGACAGTTAAGCGGCTGTCGGGAGAGGGCAGGCGTGAGGCTCTTTATTTGAGAGGCTGACTGTGGAATCATGGCGCACAATCTGGCGACAAGGCTTTGCTCCTGTTCTGGCAACCAAGGGTTTGGAAGCGCTGCGGACTGCTTTAGCTTGCGACGATCAGCGACTCACTCAAGGATCAACGACAACGCCACCACCAATGCAATGCATGCAAGATTGGCCGTGCGAGGCGTCGGACGCAATTGCTTTTGTTGGCTGGCAGGGAAACGACCTGACGACGGTCGGAGAAGTTGAAGAGTTTTACGCCAAGGCATGCTACGAGTGCGACCAAGGAGTGAAAGAGATTGCCGCCTGTCGCTGGTTTTTGAATTGGTACGACGAAACGCCACGCGAAGAAATGCGTCGCGACTTGCTCGGCGAAGTGGAGCTGGAACTCTCCTCGCGAGCGGAAACCAAGGTACTCGTGACCGCATGACCAACACTGAGCTAGTCGCCTACATCCGTGACGCGCTCGACGGGCCAAAGCAGTACCCATGGTGGGTTTACTTTCAACCCGCCATCATGGTCGAGATTGCAAATCAGTTAGAGGGACTGAGTGCCACGCTTTTGGTTGCCGCTGAGCGGATCGTAGCTCAAAGCGAAGCCCTCAGTCATGCCGCAGAAAAACACTCAGAGCCAAAGGCGGCTGCATAGTGGGTTCGACTCCCACCGAGTGATTCTTGTCATGGAAGACGAGCGGTGGAACCTCGACCGCACAGCTCACGGAATGGATTCCGCTGAGCGAAGGAACGTGGGTGACTTACGCCGGGCGGAGAGCAACCCGGCACCCTTAAAACACTTGGAGAAAACGTGGCACAGACTCAGACGCAACCCCCGCAAATACAACCACAAACACACGCCTCGCGACTTGTGGCTCATTACCGCGAACAGCGCAATCAGGCCGAAGAACGAGCGATTAGCCTCGAAGGTCGGCTGCTAGCCGCCGAAATCGAAGTGCGCCATTTGCGTGCCGAATTGCACAAAACCCAAGCGACACCACTGCGAGCCTACACCTACAGCTTTCGCGAACTGCCTGCGGATGTGGGCAACGGTCTCACGGTGAGCGAAGCTATCGCGGCGATGTCGCGGTTCGTCAAACACACGCCAAAATCGCCACTGGTCGCCGTCGGGAAAATGGATGAGCCGGGTATCCCGGTGGCTGGGGTGGGCTGCGAGATGGACACCAAAACCGGCCAATGCCAAGTGGTACTGTGGCTGGGGTCTGACCCGCTGAAGAATATCAATCTGCTCGCCCCGACTGAGGTGGTTTGACCTATTCACGACACGCAGGGAGGCTTGGAATGAAGTTCGATTTTGTGAGTTTTTTGATCAGTTCAGCGATTGTCTTGGGTCTGGTCGTGCTGTTGTTCATGTTTGTGTTGGACGCTGTGTTCCCCGTCAAATGACGGGCCTGCCGGGTAGCTCAATGGAAGAGCGGCGTTCTGTCGCGAGATGCGGGTTCGAGTCCCGTCCCGGCAATCAAGGTGCGTGTCAGTCAGCCCCCGCTGACTGAGTGGGGAGGCGGACAGGGTGTGGAGCCAAGGTTGCTAACCACTTGGCTTGCGAGTCCCCGACATTCCGCCCCGCCTTATGGTCACAGTCCGCAACCATAGGCCGCACCTGTTTTTATTCGAGGTCACAGTTCGAGGTCACAGATGGTCAGGGGAAAATCAGAAGGACTGGCTGTCGAGATCGCGGGGCTTGTCAATAAAAGGCGATCCGCCAGCGAGGAGAGACTGTTGCAAAAACTGTTGCGAATTCAACGCGGAGAGGAGGTGGAAATTCATGACGGCCCTCGCGTAAAGGCGAAATTCGACTACGAGACTAGACGGCTAGCGGTTCTTGAGATGTTGGCCAAGGGCCCTATGTACTGCAAATACATCGCACTGCAATTGCATTTCTGCGAACCGACAGCACGCCGTTGCTTGGAGCATGAGTGGTTTCAGCAGGACAAGAACAAAGACAACAGATGGACGCTCACGGACGCTGGGCGGGCGGCACTGGAGATTTTGGAGACTAATAATGAGTGATCCGATTCGGCTTGTTGAACTGGCTGAGGATGCCGCCAGTGGCCACTTTACTGCCCTTGATTCCGACCTTGCTGCTGCTGAGCAGAGGCTTGCGGAAGCTGAAGACAAAGAGGAAGAAAAATGACAACCACGTTTGAGCTTAATGGTCAAAAACACGAGTTTCCGAACGTCTACCAAGCAACTTGTTGGCTGCTGAGCCAGCTCAACGGACATCAGCTCCAAATGCTGCGACAGCAGGCCGCAGTTGAGTTGGCTCGCCGCAACATTAAGACCTTGCCAGCGAATGACGACTACCTCGAAGAAGAGAGCGAAGGAGCGACACCATGAGTAAATTCTTCCGCTTGGATATTGTCCGCAATGCCTGTTCGCAAATTGTCGTCGAAGTCCCGGACGACATGCCAGAGTCAGTGTTCTGGGCTCAAGGTTCCACTTTGCAAGAGGCGATCCGCAAGGCCCTCGACGAAAGGAACGCTCACTGGGAAATGGACGATGACGTGTCCAATGACACTTCGATCCGCATCATGGATAGCGATTTGATTAGTGCGGCTGAGGCTGCTGATTACTCGCCAGTGCCACTCACAGAGGCAGCCACATTCGTTGCCCTGACAATGCCAGCCCATTTGCCACAACTACTCAAAACAAACATGGAGATGGACGGCGATGACTGGTAATGCACGCTGCTGCCTGAGCTACTGGTTTCCGAAACTCCTCGAAGCTGGGATCCCTGTCCCGCGAACGGTGATCTACCGAACCACGACCGACCTAACCCCGCTCTGCGATGGCAAAGAGCCAGAGCGGTGGGACGAGTTCCTTCGGTTGCTTGGGGCTGCGGCTGACTCCCTCGGGTCGTGGCCAATTTTCCTGCGGACGGGTCAAGGCTCGGGCAAACACCAATGGAAGGACACTTGCTTTGTTCCGAATCGCGAAGCGTTGGCGAACCACATTGCTTCGCTCGTTGAGTGGTCGCACATGGTTGACTTTTTCGGCCTGCCGCACGATGTGTGGTGTGCGCGTGAGATGCTCCCGGTCTCGCCGGTGGTGACACTCCCCATGTACGGCGACATGCCGCTCGTCACTGAGGTGCGAGTATTTGTTCAAGGTGGACGAATTGCCTGCTCACACGACTATTGGCCACTCGGAGCAATCAAAGAGGGCTTGCCCCGAACAATTGACGCCCACAAGATCGCCAAGCAACTGAGTAACGCAGCGGCCACGAGTGTCGAGCAGCGACTTGCTGCCCACGAGATCGCTCGGAAGGTCGCTGCGGTGTTCGCTGACGATGGTGCGTGGAGTGTTGATTTGCTGCTGACGGATCGTGGCTGGTACGTGACCGACATGGCGACAGCCGGCGAGTCGTACCACGAGCCGAGCTGCCCAAACGCGAAGGGGTTTGCGGTAATCAAGAAAGGAGCGGAATAACATGGGAGTCAGGAAACGCGGAAACGGCTGGGAGGCATGGTGCAAGAAGCCATCTGGTGAACAGGTCGTCATTGGGAGGTATGACTGCCATCGATGTGCCGAGCAGGCTAGTTACGTTGGCTGCGAAATTGCGAACACTTGTTCGTTCGGAATCGCCCTCTCTCCGGAGATTGCGGATCATGCTCAGCGTCTGGGAATAGATGAGATCCTTGAGGAGTCTCTTGGCATCTCGCTGAACCACGACGAGATCTGGGAGGCATACGAGGGCGAGAGTAAGCGACACCTTGCGTGGCATGTGCAACAAGCAATCCAAGAACAGGCTAAGCGACTGTCAAAGAAAGGCGAGCATACACGAGCCGATTGGCTCTTGAAAGCCACGCCAGCCGCAACCATCAACTATCCTGCTGTACCGATTCTGTCTGTGCCAATTACGGAAAATGGCGACGGCCTCCCGGCTGCGAGCGGAGTTTACTTTGTTTGGTCTGGCAGTAGCGTCGCCTACGTTGGGCAATCGGTGAAAATTTGCAATCGTGCTAAGAGTGGACACGAAAGGATATTCCCTGATGAGCGTATTTCATGGCTTGAGTTCCCGTGTGCGCTCTTGAATTACGCCGAAGCCTATTACATCGGCATCTGTCTGCCACCTCGCAATTTTGGCAAGTTCCAAACGAAACACGAGAATCGAGAGCTAGCCCCTGCACCGACCGAGGACGCTCATGACTGAACAGGATCAGGAGACCGCAGAACCGCCGGCCCTTCTTGTCACTGAGAAGGTCGCCGCACGTATGCTTTCAATTTCTCCGAGTACGCTCTGGAATCTCGCCAAAGCGGGGAAAATCCATTTCGTCAAACTCGGTGAAGGCCGGCGATTCTCGAAGCGATACGCCATTGCCGATCTCGAAGCGTGGGTAGCTTCGAGCCGAACAAAGACGACAACGAAAAAGCCGCGAACCAGTTAGTGCGGCCAGTGTCCATCCCAACGAAGTGGCCGTGTGCGACGGATTTTGCGCCGGCCATTTTTGTGAATTGACGTAACCACTTGCCACCAAAAGCGTTACAGGTTGCGCTTCGATTCCACTCGGAGCTACTGGCTATTTTCGTGACAATTCGCAACATTTCTTAACTACTCACAAAACGCTTTGTTTCCCCTGCCTTTCTTGCAAAAATTCTTGATTGTTCCTAATAGATATGATCCTTACTGCGCCGGTTTTTGCGCCGTTTCTGACTTTGGTGCGCCGGATTTTGCGCCGGTTGCGCGAGCGAAATGCTCGTCGGTTACCTGTCGATAATGCTCGTCCGCGATCTTCTCGCTGTGCCCCAACCATGCGGCGCAAACATGGCTCGGAAAGAGGTCAGCTAGTTCGGTCGCTCTGGTCGCTCGCAGGTTCTGCCACGGCTTCAACCACGGCGTAAGGCCAGCACTTGTGATTCGTTTCCGCAGGAGAGTCGGCCAACCTCGGCACACTCGGAGCGTTGGCAGAAGGTAGACGGCCCCCGGCTCAGCCAGCGCGAAAGCCTCGTCGAGGATCCGTCGCAGCTCGGGAAACAGAGGGATCACCCGTTCGTCCTTGCCCGCGAACCGTTTCAGTTTCGGGCAGGGAATTACCAGCCTCTCACGATCCCAGACCACATGCGACCACTGGAGCAGACTGCCTTCACTCGGCATCCGTAATCCACCCCACCGCGCGAGCGCGACAGCTAATCGCCACTCCACAGACGGCAATGATTCAAGAAGTTGGTTCACTGTTTCGGCAGCAACAAACGCTTGGCGAGACCGGTTCTTGTCGTTGCCTCGCTGGATGTCGGAAAAGGGGTTCGAGCCAATCAGGCCCTCTTTGATCGCGGCTTTGAAAATCTGCCGAGCAATCTTGATGATCTTCGACCGGCTCGCCTCTGAGATAGCTTCGTCGGCCCTCATTACGGCGTCCGCCTTGGCCGCGACGTCAATGGTGATCTTGTCGAGCTGCGTCCGCTCGCCGAAGAGTCGGTAAAGGTGATTACGAACAGTCCCCCAGCTCGCGACTGTGTTGGCTGCAAAGTGGGTTTTTCGCTTAAGTAACTGCTCGAACCATTCACCGAGCGTCGGGATCGCTGAGATCGCCCGCGACTCGCAAAGCCCTGCCTTTGCCAGTTTCGCGGCCAACTTATCGCCACACGAGCCCAGCCACCTTGCGGTCTCGCCGTCGAGCGACACCCCGGCTTCGCGAGCCTCGATAATCCGCTCCACCCTTCCCTTGATCTCGGTTGCAGTCTTCGAGGTTACAGGCCCGAGCCGGATCGTGCGGCGCTTGCCGCCGAAGCTGAAAAGTAGTCGCCGACCTTCACCGTCGTCTGAAATACTGGCCATGCTGACCCCTCCTGAGTGTGGAGGAAGATTGTAGCGACCGCTACAAGGTCGGTAGGAGGTCGCGGACGTCCGTGACGAGGTGAACGCAAAAGCCCCAGCGAATTCGCTGGGGCTTTTGGCTTACTTGGCAGGGGCAGGCCGTCGCAAAACAACCTCGGCACTCACGCCACGACTCAACAAGAACGCAATCAGCAAGGGAATTGATGCCAGCGCGAACTTGCGGAAAATCTCAAGGAAGGTGCCCTGAAAGGGCTGCCACTTCATGTTCTCTTTCAGATAGTCGAAGAGCAGGTTGATGAGCGCAGCCCATGCCTCTTCTGGGCTAGGCTGCGGCTCTCGTGTCCGGATCATTGCTCACCCCAAATGTGCCGCACAGCGGCTGTAGAGAGATCGGGACGCTCGACGCGATACTCTTTTCCGTCAAGACCAGTGACCACAACGCGCGGCGTCGTATCGCCGTTGTGGCTCTCGGTGTGGCAATGGACGCAATCCGACAGATCCTTGCGGATACTCGGCACGTCCTCGCACTTCATGCCCACCCAAAGGATAAGCTTTTTGCCGAGCTTCTCGGCGAGTTTTTTTGCGGTCGCTTCATCGTCAAAACAGCCAGTCGCGATGACTCGCTCTTGCTCACCACGCTCGCGTGCGGCCTTAGTGAGAGCAAGGATTGCCTTCGATTTCGCGACCGTCTCCTTGGCGTCTTGCGCTGTCGCGCAAGAGACACAGACCAGCGACAAGACAATGATTTTCGACATACTCATGATTTATTTGCTCCGGGCTAGTTAGTGGTTAGTTCCAGTCGCTTGGGTCGATTTTTTGTTTTGGAAAACCTTTCACATTGCTGATGGCGTAGCTGTCGCCCTGTTCGAGCATGCGGTCTACGCTCGCGAAATCTGCCCAAAAGCCACCGGGTGGCGGATCGCCTTTTCCGAGTGGGCCACGCACCCAATTCTCACCCCATGAGTTCATAATGAAAAAACCAGGCCGAGTTCCGCCCTGATACCCGATGATGCACATGCAATGTGCCCAGCGGCCACTCCGCTTGAGGAATCCGTCCGCGTCGCGGTTCGGTTGAGAGGCATAGCCTACGTTTGAGCAGACCGCAATTGGATAGCCAGACTGCAAAGCTTTTTTCGCTTCGCTTGCTGATTTGACGAGCGAGGCCGTGCAGAGATTTTGTTTCGCGAGTGGCTCCAGCTCATTGGGCACACCTGTTCGCCCCCAGAGCCGACAACGGTTCGTGTTATAGCCAGTCAAATCGAGGTTGCCGTAGACGCCACGCTTGAGCAGGCCACCTGTCGAGATCCACTTCGCCGCCCATGCGCCGGTCGAGCCATCGCCGACAATCGGAGCGAACCCACCATTCACCTCGACGCGTGAGCCAGCGTAGATCACCTCCTGAACAACGTCTACCTGATCCTGTGGAGGGCCGCGACGGAAGTGAGCCTGAGTCGCCATAGCGTACTCAACGGCACAAGCAAAGCCGAAACTCACGCACGAACCAACGGAGGATTGGTCACGCGTGGGGATATGTGTCCCACGTGCCTTGATCGCGTATTTCCAGAGGAACGCATCATCGTCACTGTCGGCAGCCTTGCCCGCATCGGTCGCGAAAAACAACGGAGATTCGAGTGCCGCGAGCGTGTCGGCGGTCATCTCCGGCGTCGGCTCTACCCAGCCATCTGGGTAGACGATGTCCGGCATCGGCGGGGTTGGAACTGGGGCAATTGGGTCAGGCGCTTTGCTGGTGAGCCAATTCAAAGCGTTTGTGCCGCACAACAGGATCAGCCACAGCACAAGCTGCTGCCAGTTCGCCGGAATCAGTTTCTTGAGCGGTGCCCAGCGGTTCGGCGGCGCGGGCGGTTGCGGTGTCGGTGTTGGATCGACAGGGTCTGACATTATTTGACTCCTTCAAGGGACTTAGCAAGTCGGGTGAACACCTCGACGAACGCCTTGCGTGTCGCGTCGTCGAGGGTTTTGTTCGGATCAGCTCCGGCCACAGCCACGATCTCGGCCGAGGTGATTTTGCGCAGCTCTCGGAGTGTGCCCTCGGAGAGTAATTCAGGCATGGCCTCGCGATAGTCGGAAAGCAATTTCCCTACCGTGTCGATGGTTGGTTTTTGGCACGCAGAGATCATTGCGGAGTACAGACCCCACAGCGCGATCTTGGCTTCGAGTTTCTTTTCTCGGAGCATGGGATCGAGGTCAAAGGCGGCCTGCAATCTCGCGACTAACGCATCGGGAACTGGTGTCGGCGGCACCGGAGGAATCGGCTTGGGTGGGGTTGGGATTGGTTCTGGTGGTGACGGTAATGGGCCTGACTCGCCGACAACGATGGTCGTGATAGCAGGGTCAGAGGATTTATCCCCCTTCGCACCGTAGGCCAAAAGTCGGTAACGCCCCGGACGCATCGCAGCAACGACGGTCGCGGTCGTGTCTTTGAGTCGGCCGTTGGGGAAAACACTGAGGCCGCGATCCATTGACACCCATTTCAGCGATGTGCAATCCGTGGTTGCTTCGACGGGGACAAACTCACCGACCTCTCCCTTGATCTCGGCAGGGAGCGTCACGGTTTGCGCGAGCGAATTGCTCGCGAGCAAAAGCAGCATTGGCAAAATCAGTCGCATTCGGTCTCCTTAGTTTTCAGTCGGTTGATTGTTGATTTTCTGTCGAATGCAGCAATGTAAAGGTGGGTGGGTGCCACCCCGGCTCATGTGGCTTCAGGTGGATGGGTGTCAACTCATTCGCTCGTTTCAGAGCGTCAATTTCCAGCTTTGTTTGTTCGCACAGCAAGCGAGTCAACTCTTGCTCGAAACCCATCGTGTTGAGTTTGAATTCTGCACAACGAGTTTCAATTTCTTCACGAATGCGTCTTTCCGCGAGCAGGTCGCGGAGGTGCGGCAGCAAATACGCCGCGACAAATGCAAAAAGAAAGAAAAGCGAAAAGGTACCCAGAATCAAAGCACCTGCCTGTTGGCTACTCATCCTCATCTCCCCTGTGAAATCCGCCCAAACCAGCTACTCGACACCGCAAGGAAAATAATTGCCGCCACACACAAAATCGGGTGTGTGGTTTCCGTGCGTAGCGGGTAAAATCCCGTAAATTTCCGAGAAAAACGCCTCGAGAGAATTTTGCAAAGGGCGCACGTAGTGCCTTTGGGTTTGACAAAATTCCTCAGAGGCTCCGTCCCGTGGTGAGCTGATGGTAGGCACTACACCGCCGAAAAGTTTGAGCTGGCGCACTCGACAAAAGAAACTCCGCCAACTGGCGGCCCGCATCAATCGCCATCCCCAGCAGCACGCCGCGCATACGGTACTGTTGGGCAAGCTGCTCCAAGAAGCCAAGGCGCTCGCAGGACATGGTCGCTTCACGAAGTGGCTCGAAACCCACACGCCCAAGCTCCGAGTCAAGCAGGCTCGTCGCCTGATGTCGCTCTCTCGCCGACTCGGAGCAGTCGCTGATTTGCAGCTCTTTTTGCCGAGTGCAGCTTTAGCCCTGAAACCGCGTGTCCTCAAAAACAAAACGCTCATGGCTGAGCTGACGGAAGCAGCTAAAGCGAGTCTCGCCAAACAAAAGAAGAGACTCGGCTATCAAGGGGTGTTGCTGGTGGTGGCTGGAATTCAGCCGGATGAGATTGTTGAGCAGCCGGATGAGACGCCTGAGGAAACAGCCCTGCGGCACCTCGAAGGTATTCTGAGCCACGAGCAGGTAACGAGTCTCCACATCACCCCAGACCGCGATCCGGACGATCCGAGCGTACAAGTCACGGTGCTGGGAGAAGGGGTTTATCGCACGGCGATGCGACGAGATTTGCCCGGAGCGCTGGCAGCATTAGCTGGGGAAGAGCAGGTGCGTCGTTGCCCGAAATGTGGCATTACGAAGTTGCTCCCCCAGTTCTCGAAACAAGCCAAATACTGCAAGACTTGCGAGCGCGCTCGGGTGAAGGACTACACAGCCAGAACTAGCGGCAAGCCTTCACCAGACGCTCCAGCGACAGAGCTGCCTGCGTGAGGTCGAGGTCGTACTGTAGCCCCAAGGCCCACACATCGTAATAGAGTTCGAGCGATAGGCGCGACGCGGCATCGTCGTCACGCAAAGCGGCTTGGATCCGTGGTTGCATCTTGCGGGCTGGATTGGGGCGACAGCCATTAATGGGCTTCACTTTGCGGCATTGCGCGGCGAGCCACTCGACGGCCACCTCCGGGTGGAGCTTGCGTAAGAGGGTGTGGATTTCCCGGCGGTCGTCGAGGGTGTCGAGGATGAGGGTACTCATGCTTGGGCCTTTGTCTCTCTCTTCGGCAACTCTGCTTTGAACTGAGCTAGCTCCTCAGCGGTCATCGCCTCGATCCGCTCCGCCACGACAACTGGGAATGCCCGCAGCTTTTTTCGATGCGCCTTAACCAAGGCTAACGCTTCCGGATCGTCCTCGACTTCCTCCAGCTCATCGCGTGTGCGGTGCAGTTCTTGCTTTGCATCGCGTTGCAACTCCCGCACGATCCGGGTTTTGGCCCGCTCCGGGGACACCACCAGTTTGCCGCGTTGAATCTCCAGATCGTCAAACGAGCCAAACGAATTCGGGTAGTCCGCACCATCAATCGCGTAGCTGCTCGCGCCCTGAAATTGTGGAGACTCGGCGGCAATTTTCGCGATGATACGCAGCCGATGTTCCACCTTGGTTTCGCCTTTTCGCTGTGGCTCCAACACAACAGTTTCAGCCGTGGAGCCGTCTGGAAGTTGCCAGAAAATCCTCATGCTTTCAGTCATGTCACTGATCCCCAAACCCGGCCACGTGAACTCGCACGCAGTCGTATTTTGTGAAAGTCGAGGTGAGATAGGTGAAGATTCGGCACGTTCCTGCCGCTTGGTTCACCACCTCGGCGAGTATCCCATAGGTAGAGGTGTCGAGGTATTGGACAGTAGAGGTGATCGCGTAATTGGCTGACGAAAAATCATTGTTGATCGTCACCGTGTAGTCCCCGGTCGCGTTGCGTGTGACAGAGGTCACGTTGTAGGACGCATGCACGGTCAATGAGCCGCCCGCATAGCCGAACGTTACCCAGAATTTTGCCGAACTCGGCGCAAATCTCACTAAGGAAGGATCAACCACAACCGCCGATGCTTCGCTCTCCATGTTGCTTTGCGTGGCATAAGCGAGGCCGAGAGTCGTCCTCTGTGCCGAGGCGTCCGCATCGTCAATCAACGCACGTCCGGCACTAGAAAGCGTCGTTGTTGTGGCTGTGCCTGAACCTGTGAAATAAGGAACTTTGTCCGCTGCGCTGGTCGTGGAGGCGAGTGCCGCCAGTTCAGCGTCATAGGCTTGCACATCGGAACCAATCGCCACACCCAGCGTTGTCCTCATGGCCGAGGTAGAGGTATCATCGATCAGACTTCGAGCCGTCGAAGTCAGCGTAGCCAGTGCTGCCGTCCCGCTCCCTGTGAAATACGGAACTTTGTCCGCTGCACTGGTCAAGCCAGCGATAGCCGCCAGTTCAGCGTCATAGGCTTGCACATCTGTGCCAATCACAAGGCCAAGATTGCTTCTCGCTGTCGCTGAGCTAACTAAGTCGCTGAGATTGTTGGCCGCAAGCAGGTCGCCACCACCACCTCCACCACTTGCCGCAATCGTGATCTCATCCGTTGTCGGGTTAGTGGTGATGGTGATATTCGAGCCGGCCACAAGCGTAAGCGTGTCGCTGGTCGAATCCGCAACCACATCACTTTGACCACTGACCGCAATTGTGAGGAAAGTGTTCTGGTCGCCAGTGTTGGTGCCGCCAGTGTTGCCGATCACGACCGCTTCGGCATCGGTCACATAGTTTTTGTCGGTACTTGAGGAAACGTCGGCGGTAGTCGCCGACGTGGTCGCAGTGGCAATGCCGTTCAGGAAGGTCGTTTTGATTGACGCGCCGGTATACCCATCAACATAAGATCCCGTATTCGCCCGCACCTGAATCTTTTGCGAGTCAATACACAGACCATCAACACCAACCGTAATGAGGTCGATACCGTCAGGGTTGGCCTCAACTTTCGCGGTTGTACTGCCGTTGTAGGAGTACATTCTCACATAGTCGTAGGCCCGCATCTCGATATTCGAGCCGTCACTATACGAGTTTGCTTCGGCGGAAAACATATTCCCGCCGCTTGAATAGTCAAACCCATAGGTGAAGGTGCGATTCACTCCACCCGGATCGAAGCTGTAAATAAAGGAGGCGTCTTTATAGCGGGATGAGGTCGAAAGGGTTGGCGAACCAATCTCAAAATACTTGGCTCGGACTGGCGCGTTTCCCGACTTCGTGTCCGTTTCTGGAGTCGATACCCCGATGATCCCGTTGCCATCGAAAGCGCGGCTAACGATCAACGTGCAAGCGTCACTATCTGCTGTGTCGAGGTACACCATTGGGTAGCCAGAGCCACCCGACGAAACACCGATAGCAAAGCTCTCAACTTGCTTTTGGCCGATGCCGAGCCATTGAGCCGTCGAGGAGTTGACGGCATTGATCTTGCCAGCGACGTTGTAGGCCGCATCAGCAATACTGCCACCCGCTCCGCCTCCAACAATCTCATAGATTGGCAACCCATCCGCATACCCCGACAATTTCCCCACATACAGTTGCTCAGCGATATCTCCCGCCGCCAGCAAAATCCAGCACTCATACAGCGACACGTGGTCTTCGAGGTCGGCGTCGTACTGGAACACGCTTCCCGGATAGTACCCATTCGCGTCCGGCGTCAGGTCGCCAACCATCACCATCTCAACGAGTCGCCACGGTTGCTCGCGTGAAGCCAGCAATGGTTCGGGTCGCGGATAGCGAAAGACTTCCGTGGTCAGCCCGTAGACACCCTCACGGAACTCCACGGCACGCAGCTCGTTGCCCGTGAGTAGCTCGCTTTGCGCTCCCGCATAGATGCGCCGCAAGTGCGTTTGGCCATCGCGCTTCTCGCGGAAATACTCCACTGCCCTTGCGTCGGCACGGTCGTCGAGGTCGGTGCCGTTCATCAACGTCCCGCCCTGATATTCGGCGGGCAGGTCGTCGTGGACGAGTGCAATCAGCTCCGGGTCTTCGCCGTCGCGAGCTGGGGCGGGAGCGTCCACGGTGCGCGAAACATAAGGATTCTCGCCGTAAGCTTGGGTGGGCTGCGCCCGGAATAGCACCTTCACTTTGCCGGGCAAACGCCCGTAACCCGGCTCGACGGGTGTGGCATCATCAACGCGATATTGGAGCAATCGCGACTCAAGGTCACTCAAGCCCGTCTGACTCGCACCCGGTTTGACGAAGGTGAACACGCCCGTTTCGGGGTTGCGGGACAGTGACCAGTTCAGCCAGTTGAGCACTTCGCCCAAAGCAGTGGCTGCATCTCGGCCGTAGAACTCGAAACCCTCGGGCGTGCCGTCGGGCGTATCGGGCAGTGCTGGGCAAGCACCTTCGTCGAGGGCCTCCCAGATGTGGCCGAGCATTTCGGCCCATGTGTACGGCGTGCCGCCACCGGCCACGGTGGTCGAGTCTGCCCAATTGCCCGTGGGCGTGACGCGGAGATTGTAAGCTGCGTCCAGCACCTTCAGCGGCCAACGTCGGCGCGAGTCAGCGAGCTGCACGCGATACACTGCACCGAGATCGGCAGGCGCACCCGGGCTGAGGCACTCGGCGCGCACGACGTGGAGCGTGGTGATTGTGGAGCGGGTTTTGGTGGTGCCGTCGAAGAAGCTCAGGTCGTGGGTCGTGTTGAGGTCGAGGGCTTCGAGGTCGCTGCGGAGCAACAGAATCTCGCCAGTGCCTGACTCAACGCCGAGTGTGTTGCGGAAGTGATTGGGCGGGATTTCGATGGCAAACCGCAGCGCTTTGGCTTGCTTGGCAAGGTGTGCGCTCGAGAGAACTGGTCGGCCGCCGAAGGTCATTCCCATGCGGCCAGTGTCGGGCTTACACCGCTGCCCGGATCCCGTTGGTTCCCGGCCAGCCCTTGGGCAATTGAATCGGGTAAGGCTTCTTGGCGTATTCCGGGCTGGCAGGTTTCTTGCCGGTTTTGAGCCATTTCTGCGCTTCGCGTGAGCCGTGTCTTGCCGCGTCTTCGACGCTCAAGGCAATCACGTCGCAGCGACAATTCCACCCCGCTGGCGGGTAGAGAGTCTCCCACATGGGATCGTCACTCCGGTAAACTGCTGTGCCATTTTGTCCGTGCGTCTCCATCGCAAGATGCTCGTGGCGCGTGCGACTGTCGTGGGTTGCTGTCCAGAGTCGATAGGGGAACTCGTCCACGATCAGCGGGTGCTCGTGGATTGCCCGCTGGCCGGCTGCGGTCGCTTGGCCCACGTGGGTGCGGTAGAGAGTTTCTAAGCGAGGCTTCGAGAGTGCGGAACTGTCGAGGGCCTCGGTCGCGGCAGCTTGGAATTCTCGCAGCGTGCCCCCTTGAATCACATCGTCAGCGAGCAGGTCGCGGATCCGCGTGACGGCGTCTTGGGTGGCACTGCCAGCGACGGTGAACGCGGCCTTCTTCGCGGCTTCGTCGAGTCGCTTGTATTGCTTTGGGGTAATGAGGTTGCGTTGCCTTAGCCAGCGATACGCGGCTTCAACGGCGGGGTATTGGATACTCGGCTCATCCGCAGACGAGGTGCCAATCGTGGGATTGGGGGGCGTCGGGATGAGGGGGCGAGCGGTCGCCTTGGCGGACTTGAAATAGGCGGCGAGGAGGGTGGCCCAGAGGTGTTGGCCCAAGGCAGGTTCTTGGGCAAGGAGTTTTTGGAGGATGGCGACCATCCCCAGAGGTTAGGGGCTACGCTGTCTGCGTAGCTGCCCGTGCTTCGTCGGATTTCTTACCGATCAAGCCACGAGCCAATAAGCGATCATCATAGATGCCGGTTTGTATTGACTTTCTCGCCCGAGTGAGTACAGCCGAGGGATCCCCGCTGAATTTAGCATAGCCGCCGCGCGTTATTACCTGAGCGAGGACAGGCATCGTGGTGGAAACTAGGCCATTGGTGCGCCTCACAGAGACAACGAGGCTCATCGGCCCAACATCTGGCCCTACTCGCACAATATCAACACGCCCATTCGTCCAGTCTACCGAGAGTTTGATTTTATCGTATTCATTCATTGGTAGCTCCTTGGCGATTAATGATCCTGTGAGTGATTTGCTGTTGCTTTAGTATTTCTAGTAAGTCCGGCGGCGGCTCTCCAAGGAAGCCAACTTCTTTGATGGCAGTCGGTTGAACTTTGCCAAATATCTTCGCTTCAAGATAATCAATTTTGGCTGCACGCAATGCGCTCAATGATTCACACACCAGTAACCCATCCCGTCTTGCCGGAACATTGACGACGCTTGCCTCGTTGACTGGAGTCGCCTGCACGTCAGCGCGCTCGTAAACATGCTTATCTTCCTCGGTATATTTGAGACCTTGACCAACAATGTCCCCAACCGTTAACCAAGCCTTAGCCTTGATTTCTGGCCGAAGCCAAATCACCACATCTCCCAGCCAATCGTTTTGTTTTTGGTCGAGATGAATTCCTTCAAAATTCGGTTCTGAAAACAGTGCGTAAATAGGTCGCTCAGTATTTGGAGCTTCGTGAGGGATGCCGAGTAGACTTGCCTCAACGTCTTTCCGAATCTGGAGATTCGGCAAAGCAGACGTTTTTCCGGTCTCAAACACCGACTTAAAACGACCGTCAGCTAAAATTCCAAGCAGATCCTCGGATTCACAAAGGTGATAAATCTCATTTTCAGCAACAAGGTTCTGTATTTTTTTTGACACCGCCGCTTGGTACGCTTCGACCGACATTTGGTGCTTGGATGCATATTCAGCGTGGGCGGCCGCTTGGACAGTTGCCGCTTCAAGCTGAAAAGGATGGTATTGCTTAGCCACAATCCCGCCAGCGGGATTGTGGTCTGTCAGCCGTGGTGGAGCTACATGCTCTTTGTGAGCAGAATTTTGGGCAAGCGCTCTTTCTGCCTCGTCGGAGTACAAAACCTGTCCTGCGTGCTCCCCAAAGCCAACGGCTTTTATTTTTCGCTCCTTCGTCTCTCCGCGAGTCCAACCCAGACGAGCCAGCGACAATTTCAGCGACTTCAGCACATTGCCAATCTTCGCCTGGGCCCGCCGTGCGACCTTGGCGATGCCCCGCACTTGGTCGCGGGCTTCTTGTTGTTCACCCTCGTCGTCCGCGGCTTTTTCGTTGGTGCCCAATTGACTCGAATAAGCGACCGCTGCTTTGCCCATGGCTTCGTAATGCTGGGCGGCGGTGCGATAATCTCCGCTCGCGATGGCTTCCTCGGCTGCGTCTTTCGCTTCGTTGAGCGCGTCCCAATGCTCGCCTTCCGAATGCACCGCAGGAACATCAATGAACGCCTCGGTGAGCTGCTTGTCGAGTGGTGACAACGCTTGCTCGATCTGCTCGGCGGCCGCCTCTTTGCGGCGTGCTGCACTCTCTTCGGCCTTCGCCTTGGCCGCCTCTTCCTTCGCGGCTTTCTTGACGCCCTTCTTGTCTTTGGCCGTGTGCGGTTTCGCGTCTTCCGAGTAATCCGGAGCGTCGTCGTTGTCTGCGAGATGCTCGGCTTTCACACCGACAAGGTCGCTGACCTTGCTCGCCGGCACAAGGGAATAGTCGCCACTTTGCGGGTCGTACCGCACATAGTGACTCATGGTCAGGCGACGATATTGCGGAATGGTCGAGGGATTGAACGGGTCAGTGCCGGTGCCAAGATCAGTGCGACTTTTAGCAGGCGCGTGCCCGGCCGAGACCTTGAGGGGCGCGGTGCTCGACTCGAAAATATCACCCAAGGCTGCTTGATCGACCTTCGGCCCTTTGCCGAGCGGTGTCACGAATTTCGCCTCGCTGCCGAAGGCTTTGATGGCTTGTGCCGGCTTGACGCCGTCGGGGACTTTCACCAGCCGGACATTGGAGCCAGCGAGTGTCGGCACCCGGTCGAAGAGCCCACTGAAATGGGTCGAGGTGTCAGCAACGACAAGGTACTGGTCAAGGTTCTCGTGATCGAGCGGGGCACTTTTTTGCTCGCGGCGTTCGCCGACGTGTTCAAGAATTTCGCCGAGTTCCGCGTCATGGGTCTGTGACTTGATTGCCGCTTTGACCAGTGCGGTCGGCGAAGCGGTGAGAAGCTGTTCGGCCAGCCGCACTTGTTCGCGACTCGAAACCAACGGGAAGTCTTCGCTGCTCAGATATTTCGCCAATTCATCGGGCGACTTGAGTTTGCCGATCCCGCCAAAAAACTCCTCGCGTCCCTCTTGATGCGGGCCTACATTCGTGTGTTGGTTGTGGGCATGGATATAAGCGGTCTTGCGGTGATCCTCGGCTGTGCCGAGACCGCTTTGCCGGGCCTTTTGGTATTCGTGATGCAGGTCAGCCGCGTAGGTCTCCGGATCAAAACCGTACTTCCGCGCGTGGTCAGCAATCGCCTCGTCGCTGTCAGGCAAACGTTCGTTGCCGTGGTCGATGCCGCTCTTGCCATCCTTATCCGCCAAGGCTCGTTGGGCCTGTGCGCCGTACAGGGTCTTGCCAGCATCTTTGTCGGTGCCAACCGCCTTGATGCTCCCCGACGAACTGCGCGCCGCACTCCACGAGAATTGCATAGCCCCCAGACTCTCGTCGCCGTCTTCCGGAGGTGGCTGCAGGGCTTGTTGTGCTTTACCCGGATCCTCAGCTACCAATGCAGCCAGTGATTGTGGCACAAGCTGATAACGCACGCGGCCAAAGTTCAGCCACACGAGGGGCTTCAGGATTTGCTCATTGATCGTCCGCACGAGCAACGCCACCACTTCGTCGCACGACGAGAAAAACACTTGTGCCGGAATCGCTCGGCCCGAGTAACCACTACCCACTGTGGCCGCGTCCACGATCTCGGGCACAATGCCCATGCCGATCAGGATCTCGCGGTCGAGCTCTTTCGGGTATTGCAGGAGGTCGCCAGCCGCACCACCGCTCTTAGGGGCCTCAAACTCCCAGAGGAAATTCCCTTTCTCGTCGCGCGTGTTGGGCAATACCAGCACGCCACCGGTCTCGTATTTCTCGATGACTTCGCGGGCATAGTCTTGGTTTTGCACCCGGACTTGGCCGCCTTGCCCATCCTCGATCACCATGTAGCCAACAGGGTGGCGGATCATCCCACCACTGAACGCGGCTTTCTTGAACCACAGCCGCCGTGAGTCTACCGCCCCATGGCGTCCCCGTTTTTCCAGCCACGGTTCGTAGGCTCCTGCCAAACGCGGTCGGCTCCAGTAACTGCCGTACTCGGCTTCGCCGCTGAACCAAAACGCATGAGGGGCACGCAAGTCAAACGAGCCGCCCGTACCATCACTGCTATTGCCACCCGCCACCCGCACGCCGGCCCATTGCCCTTGGAGTTTGCCGTGTTGGTATTCGAGTGGGCGGGCCTCGCGCGGATGCACATCATCGAAGCGATCAAAGATGACTCGGCCTCGTTCCGCGCGAAAACTCACCTCGCCGGCCGAGATGCCGTACTCGAAAAACTTGAGGAATTGGCGGAGCGAACTTTGCCAGATGGACTCGAATTGCTGGGTGATGTACTTGGCGGCGCGGGGGTTATCGGCTTGGGCTTGCACCTTGGCTTGATAGAGGGGCGCACGCAAAATCCGCAGGCCGTAACTGACCTGTGGATCTCGGCGCATGCGCTCTACGTCGCGATAGGAAAAGGGGGGTCGGCCATCCCACGCCGCCGCGTACATGTCGCCGCCGAGGATCTGCGGCCGATAGTTCGCGGTCTTGCGTGCGGCAAGGAATTCTTCGGGGCTTTGGCGTACGATTTCCATCGCCCCAGACTAAGGGCTACTCTGTCGCGATGGGTTGTCCACTCTTCAATTCGGCTTTGCGGCGCGCACAGAAAGCCCGCTCAGCTCGGTCTTGGTCATTGGTCGCTTGGAACACCCAATCATAAAGCTCGTCAGCCGACATTGACCCGCCACGCTCGGCCAGCACACGCTCGGCTTCGAGTGCCGGCTGTGCGGCCGCGAGTGCGAGTTTTTGCACGCTTGGCAAAGAGAAAATTGGGAAGCCGTAGAAGAGGCTTAGCTGGCACTCGCTGTGGGGGATACCGCCGACGTTTCTTTTTTTTTGAGGTCAGCCACGGCCCCGGCAATCGCGTTCGCAAAAGCAATCGCAGCACGGTGCGAGACTTCGCCGAAGCCTTCCGCAACAAGTAGCTCTACGATCTTGTTGTTCTGTCCTTCGGGATCGGGGGAGGCATTTGATAGTGTGATGAGCTTATTGTTGACACGGTACAGATCAAGGCGCTTCACGATGCCATTCAGTTTCACTTCGACAAAGCCGTCATCATTGATTTCCAACATTTCTTTCTCACTCAAGGATTAAGGAGCCAGCCTACTTTTTGGCTGCTTTAATGTCTTTGGGGAAGCTCGGGTTCTTCGGTGCCTCAGCGGTCAATGTGCCACCGAGCGGTGTTTGGCCACGCAACACGACCCAGCGCAAATCCCACTGAGCCGCGTAAATGGGGTGCGTCGTGTAGCCGACAAGACCTTCGGCCCAAAAGCTCTTGTGCTCCGGCCCATTGGCAGGCATGACCGGCTTGCCGCCGTAGCTTTCGAGAATCGGTTGCGGCACCTGATAACCCACCCGCAAGGCTCGGCCCACGAGACGGACGACATAGGTTCTGGCGGCGGAGTATTGCACGAGGTTGGGTGGGCTGGAAGTGGGGCCTGCGAGTCCGCCCTTCGCACCGCTGCCAGCCAGCGGCGTGAATTCTTGCGAGAGCAGAGGGACATGCTCGATGGCGTGGTCATCGGGCTCGACGACAACGAAGCACTCGTAGCCGAGCCAGCTCGCGGCTTCGGAGATCTCTTCAGGGATACTCAGTTTTTTTTGGAGTTCGCGGAAGATACTGTCCGCACGGCGTTCATTGGCTCGTTGCCGCGCTGCTTGGTTGCTGCCGTTGCTCCTGTTGCTGGAGCCAAGGCACAGATCGACGATCACATCCTCTTGCGGGGAGTGCCGCAAGCCATCGACGCCACGCGGCTGGATGAGGGAGACGGATTGCGCCCACTTGTTGAAGTCGGTGTTCGGGACAGGTCGCCACAGTCCGCCGGTGGGAAAACCGCGCAGTATTTTATTGCGATCAAGCAGCCATGCGTACACGCAAGTGAAAGCGGCAGATTCGCGGCCAAAGATTTGCGGCTCGCCCATTGACCACGACAGCAAGAACAAAGAAGCCCCGCCGTAATCCCGGGTCAGTTGCTCTCGCTCGCCTTTCTGCCGATCCAAAACGAGCTCGATGAAATACTTGTAGGCATTTGATTTTGTGTACCCCAAGACCATTTCGTAGCTAGCCGTAATTGTAGATTGCCATCGCACGAACTTTCGCTGATCTTGGTTCGCAAGCGTGTGACTTGCGGTCATTCGCGCCACGCCCGGCGGGTAGGCTGCACTCAATCGCTTATCGATTACTGTGAAGTCGCAGCGACATTTCGATTCGTCGAGATCGCGCCGGACGCTCTCACGCTGAAAGCCCGTGATGGTCGGAGGCAAGAACTTATCGACATACGACTCGGCTGATTCCTTCAGCTCGCCCGAATACGCGCCTTGCTTGCTTTGCGCGATCCGGACAAAGCCGGTGTGCGTGCGGGTCGTATAGCCCGCGTAATCCACGTCAAAACTCAGCTTGTAATTCGCTTCCAAAACGCCGGCGTTGTGCGTGCCTGAGCAATCGACTTGCGCGAATTCCACTTGCCAGATGATGTCTGCCGCTTGCCCACCACCGAGCGGACGCCATTCGAGCATCGTGGGACGTGGCCCCCAGACGAGGTCTTTTAGTCCGGTCGCGGTGTTGATCGAGATGTCACCAAAACCATTGCCTTCGTAAATGAGTTCGCCCCCGGAGCGTGTCAGGCACGAGCGGATTTCTTCGAGCGTTAGGGCTTGCTCGTCGCCTTCGCCAATGGTCGCCTTGAGTTTGATTGTGTAGACGTTGTGCGTCGTGGTGCGCCCTGACGAGTCCATGATGGGCTTGATGCTCACGCCCTGCGTGATGGTCTCCACCGGAAAGGTGTACTCGTTGTAACTCGCAACCGTATTGTTGGTGAGGCTCGACATGCCAGCAGTGTCAACGCTACACGACTCTTGCCGACTGGGGGAATGCGCTGTTCAATAACGCCCGCCGAAAAGCGAAGTACGAATAAGCACCCACGGAGTAACCTATGCGAGTCGCGACCATCTTTTTGTGCTTGGCTATCCTTGCAGGACTATCGCTTGGCTGCGACAGAAGAGCCAAAAGCACACCGCCGGCAAAAGCAACTTACACCTTCGACGACCTCAAGAAAGCGGCCGTTGGCAAAACAAAAGAAGAGGTCAAAGCCCTACTCGGTGCGCCTGACGAGGTGTTCGAGAACAAGGATTTTCGTGGGTCGGAATGGCGCTACCACAAAGTCATTTATGACAAGCTGACCGAGAAATATTCTCACGTTAGCTTGTCGTTTAGTGGCAAGGAAAATTTGTGCGTCGCCGTTGAGCGTCTGATTCGTTAGCGACCTTGGATTGGCATGGCCCGCTGCAAATCTGCAAAGAACGCCTCACTCATATCGTTAAGGTCTTCGCCTTCCCCCTCGAACGCCTTCTTGGCGTCCGTGAATCCCTTCTCAAGGATCTCGCCCGCCTTATCGAAGTGCAACTGGATAGCTTCGATGATCGCTTGGGTATAGCTCTTCATCAGGATTTCGTGGGCATCGCGCCAGCCGCGAATGACACTCACGACCTCGGCAATAGCCTGAAGTCGCCACGCGAGTTCGTTGACGACGAAATTTTTGATCGGCAACAGCAACTCCCGCATCTCGCTCTGCAAACGTGAGGTGCTGTCGCTCATCCGCGTCAAGCCATCTTCGAGCGCTCGGGCCTCGCGGATGTCCGCCTTCATCTCGCGGATCTCGCCACGCACCTCCGCACCCGTGAGTTGTCCCGAGTACATGGACAGCTCTTTGGCTCGTTGCAAATAGGCTTGGGTGATCTCGATACCGGCCTTCAGCGGAGCCATGGCGAGCTTCATCTGCGCCGAGTACAAACTGCCCACGATGGGGATTTCTTCCATCGTCTCGGACATGCCGTCTACGCCGCGCATGAAGCCCGACAGGTAATCGTTCTTCGCCCATTCCGCTTGCACCTTGCCAACCTGTTCGACGCCACGAGCCGCTTTGTTCAATGAGCCAGCGAAGGTATCGACGGCCATTTTCCCGGCAGCCACGGCCACGCCAATCGGCCCGCCGGCAGCACCCGCCGCGAGCCCTGCCATTCCTCCACCAGCGGCTCCGGCAGCTCCGCCACCAATGGCTCCCGCAAGCCCTGAGAGCCCGCCAGCGCCCATGACATTCCCGGCCATATTTGCCATTTGGCCGATACTCCCACCGAGTTGCGGGCCGAGCTTTTCGAGCAAGCCCCCCATTGCGCTGGGCGCAGGTTTTCCGCTCAAAAATTGTCGTGCTCGCGCGTACTCAGCTTTGTCTTTTTCCTTGGCAGCTTTATCACGCTCTTCGGCCTGATAGCGGTGGTAGTGCTCTGTCGAGATCCTTGCGCGGTTCGCTCCTTCGCCCGCGACGACCGTGTCCGGCATATCGGGCATTTTTTGTTTGGGTTGCCCGCCGGATTGAATTGCCTCTTTCGTGGCCTTGATACGTGCCGCTTCGGCTTCGCGAGCCAGTTCGCGGTTAGCTTTTTGGTAGTCCGTGACACTTACGCTTTCGCCACTGATCTTAGCAGTCTCGGGGAAACGAGGTGTGGGGACAGCCACCGTTGGCGAGGAAGTGTTTGCCGTAGTGGGGGAGGAGGATGTCGCGGACGTCCGCGACCCCTGCTGGGGAGTCGCGTCATCAATCTTGATCGTCAAAACATTGTCGGCCACGAGTTGCCCCAGAGAAATGTCGCTCGCGACAAATTACGTCATCGTGAACCACTTGGTCGCGGTCGAAGCCGTGTACGGCAACAGGATCAAGCGCACCGGGACGTTGCGCACCTTCGAGTTGTACAGCAGTTTCGGGTTCGAGTTTGGCGCAAGGATCGACAGCGTACCAGTTAGCGAGGCTGGGGCTGCGGCTGCGGGAGTATTCGCCACGGAAGTCAACACCGTGGCGGAAGCAACTGCGGAGGCCAAGCGGCCAATGGGGGTGGCGTCATCACGCATAACACCCAGCGAACCCCACGGCCAAAAGGGTGTGAGTGAGCCGGCTTTGTAGGCTTTGCTTTCAAAGCCCAAATAGACATCGCCACCGCGATAAACGAAGTCGATAATTGACTGCCCGTACGCATCGGTTTCGTCCACGAGTTGAGCCTTCGACCCTTGCTCGATCTCGAAGCCTGTCTCAGTAATGCCCACATCGACAGAGTTGTAGGTGCCGGAATAACGACCGGCGACCAGTGTTTCCAGAGCCATATCGTTACTCCCTCGTATTGTTGGCGTTCAGTGCGTAATCAAATTCGGCGTGCGCCAAAGCCAATTCTGGCGTGGCTGCGACTGCCTTTTTCCAAACCTCAGTTGCTCGGCAGGCAGGGCAATTTACTACGAGCGGTTCGCCCGTAAACCGCCCCCTCTCGGGGATACCACAAGCCATCACGCCGCACCCCATGTTTTTTACTACGGGGTGCGGTGGGTCGAAGTGGATGGTTTCGAGTAGCACAATGTAGTGTTTAAAGCGTGCGTCCAAGCCATTCAGACCACACGCTGGGCAAGTCGGTTTCGTGGCTTCGGCCTCGAAGTCTTTGCCGGGCAGACCCTTGGCGTTCACGCAGTTATAACAACGGAAAGACACCATGTTCATGTCCCGGATTCGATGGTTTGGATTCTTCTAGCTCGGCCGAAGGTGAGTGTAATTGCTGCACCGGCATGGGGTTCATTGTCCCCTTCAGCCCAAAACCAGTCAGGCCCTTTGGCCTGCGGGATGTCCGCCGAGAGAAATACCAACGGCTCAATGAAGCCATTCACTGCACCCGTCAGCAACACATTCGCCGCATTGATGAGCGGATAATTCATGTGGATCTTGGTGCGCAAAGCTGCTGCCAGCGTCCGCAACGACTGGAACACCGACGAGTATTCGCGATCCACCGGCGCAAAGGTCGCTCGTTTGGTGATGGTCACCATGAGGCCATAGGTCTCGTCATAATCAAGGTCGCTGCGATTACTCCACTCGCCTTGATGCACTGCGTAATAAAGCTCGCCGGAAAAAGGCGGTGGTTGCCCTTCGGGTTCCTCGGAGCAGTTGGTGTCATCGAGCGAGAGTTGTGTCTTGAGGTGGGTCACGGTGGCGGCGAGAAGTTCGTTCATCGGCTGCGCTCCAAGCGTGAGATTGCGAGCAACATCAGCCCTCGGAGCGCAGCCGCGTTAATGACTGCCCACCACGCCACTGGCAGTTTCTCCGGCCACAACGGCCGAGCGGGCAAGCGTCCCGGAATCCCCTTGTGATGCCACGGCTTTTTGTTCGTGCCGACAATCACACTTCCGGGTGCCACTCGCAAGATTTGCCCGTCGGCTCCACTCGGTCGATCCTCGACACCCGGTGTGAGCGAGCGGAATAATTCGCCCGTGTCGCGCAAGGCATCTACCTTGCGTCCGCCGAGAACAGCCAGCTTCGTTTTCGCGCCTTCGCTTTTCAGGATCGCCCACGCGATTTGCGCCGCCAGCGCTGCGGCATTGGGTACCCCACGCACGCGAAGTTGTGCTAAGCGTGAACCGAAAATCTGTCGCCAGCGTTTGTCTTGGGCAGCAGTCAACAGTCCGCGAGTTCGCTTACCGCCAATACCCAAAGACTTACGCTCGCCCCCAGTCGTGCGTCGTTGGGCAATCGTGCTGCGCTTGAGAGGTGCCCAGTGAATCCCATCGTCACCCGTGCCGCCACGGGACTTGACCAAAAAGGCTTGTTTGATCTTGGACAAAAGAGCAATCCCCATGCGGAGTTGCACGATACGCAAGGCCCCCTCGGAGTCAGGGAGACGTCCGGAAAGCATCTGCACGAGCTGAGCAACCTCAGCCCGCAGCTCGGCCTGTGAACCGTGGTAGCGAATTTGTGGCATGGGGTCTCACTGCGGGGAGACTTCGACGGGATCATCGTTGCCGGTGTAACCCTCAGGGGTTCCTGTGCTTTGGCTGCGTTCGGTGACCACATGCGGAAACGGCCACAGGCGGACACGCTGATTCGAGAGGACAGGCACAGCGGCTTTGCTCATGCCAGCATCAGGGATTTGCAAGCTGCCAGCCCGCACACGTTCAAGGTCGGCGAGAGCTTTGTCGTAACGATCCTGCACCACTTGGGGCACCGGGTTATTACGGCGAGCGCACAAGAACCACATGGCAATGTCGGTGCATTTCAGGCAAACCCAGTCGCTGGCGGCCAGTTCCGAAATGGGGTACAGGAGTTGGCAGTAACCATTGACCTCGATGGTCGCTTCTTCGATGACCTGTGTCACGGCCGTAGCGTCATCGTCAAGCCGCAGCGACACGCCCGTGGAGGAGAGTCTTTTCTGCAGCTTGGTCGAAGTCGTATAGACCGAGGACACAGACATCGAGGTTCCTTACTATTGGACGCGAGCGGTTGCGATGGCTTTCGGAGTATTGAGTTCGACACCCACGACTTGGTGCGTGTGATACCACACACGAGCAGGATCGGCTTTTTCTTGGGCGTAAGCGTAAAAGCCGACACGTTCCACCGGTGGGGCCGCGTCGTTGTCTTTGATAATTTCCGAGCCTTCGACGAGCTTGATGCTATTTTCCACGAAGCCGTCGGCCATAAACGTGGCGTAACCACGAGGCAAAAGCTTGACGTTGCTGAAAGTCGTGGCATTGGTCGCAGCTACAGAAAGCGAACCGTTCCACACATACCACTCCAACCAAGGACGAGCCTTGAGGCGACAAATGATCGCGCCGCTCTTAGTGCCATCTGGCCCCACGTCGTCGGTTTGCGAAAAGTCAGCCGAGATATTGCTCGTTCCGGCAATTTGCCGAATTTTGTCATTGTTGATGACGTTGTTCCACACGTCGGAACCGCAAGTGATTCTGCGCAGGGGCGCACCGTAAATGTCTTGGAAGGCACTATCGATGCCATCGAGTTGCAGTGGGATGTCGGTCGCCGCTGTTGCCCAAGTGGCGGTCACAATATTGGAGCCAGAACCCATCTGCAAACCGGCCGCGAAGCTGTCCCCAATGAGCAGATTCTCACTATAGATTTTCAGGTCAACAACAATTTGGGCGTTGGCATAATCATAGGTCGGGACAAAGTCGTCGCCCGAGATGAAGAAGCCGTACTTGCCGCCACGAAAAAGCACACCCGCCAGGAACTCGCGCAAGTTGTCACAACGCTCGCGGAGTGTGGCCACTTGCTTGGAGATATAGGTTGCCCCCATGCGATCTTGGCTGGAAGCGCCTTCGCCTAACTTGCGGATTTGCAAGAGTTGGCCATAGTCAAGGCCGATCTTTTCCTTGAAGGTACCAAGGGTCACGGTGTTGGTGCCCACGGGATTCAGCGAGATCGTGCCCGCTGGCGAGCTCGGATGACGAGCGTTTTGGATGCGGCGCGTCGAGTCGTAGATGTCGTAAGTGTAGGTACGGCCGGTGGTCTTGGTCGCGTTGATGTTCGGCCCATCAATTTGGAAACCGAGGGAGCGCGACAGGTAGTAGGTCGAGGGGCGCACGCGAGAGATCACGCCGCGCACAAAACTGGCCATTAAGAGGTCTTGCAGAATCACGGGGATCTCCGGTGGGGTAGTCAGGGCTAAAAGCAAAGCGAAAAACAGTATGTTTTCGCGGGGGTTTATTAGGTCGTAATTGTCATGGTGTTGCTGCACAGTTTCTGCACAAGCCACTTGGTCTCGTTGTCGTTGGCCACTACTCGGACACAAGCGCCGATCTTTTCGCCGCTGGTGGAGAAGGCGACCGTGTCTGCGGCAAGGTCATTGAAGGTGACCAGCGTATCAGCAGTGCCTGCTGTGATGGTCATGTCCTGATTCACTTCATTGACAAAGGTGAATTCGAGTCCGCGATCCAAGGTTGGTAATGTGAAGTTCACGGCACCACTCGCGCCGCGTGTCGAGAACGTGCTGCCGTTGTCGGTGGCGAGAACCGTGTAGTCAGCGGCCTTGAGTTGGACACGCGGCACGACTTGTCGCAGGTCGTCAAAGTTGAAGCGATTTTGCAGGAAACGCCGAGCGTTTTCGTCGAAGCCGTAGAGGTTCGCGACCTTGAGATTCCCACTCAAAAGCACTTGCCCCCAATGGTCGGCCGTGGCTGCAGCGGCATAGTTGTACAAGTTGCGCCCTTGGTAGAGCGGGCCCACAGGGACTTGCGAACCATCGGTCGCAGTCGGGTCGTATTCCTTCCACTTTTTCGTGGCGGTAATTTGCCCCATGATGAGGCCCCGACGCAAGGTCGTCGTCGGGGTGTTGGTCGAATCCAAAGCAGTCGAAACAATCGAGATCGGGAAAAGTTGAAGGCGATCCAGCCCCCAGTAAAACTCATTCTCGCTCGACTCAGAAGGGTCTCCCATTCCGGGCATGAGGAAGGGATCGACCAAGCCACTTAGGTTACTCATGAGAAATCCTCTTCAAGCCTCGGAACAAAAAGACACAGTTTTACGAAAGAAAATTAGCGTTGCGTGGTTGCCTCAAAATCAGCAAGACGTTTCTTGCGGGCTTCCGGCGTGTCCGCCGGGCCGTCACTCGTGAAGTCAGGTGGCTCAACAGCAGTCGTGTGCGACAGTTGAGCTTTCCCGCCTTTCTTTGACCAGCTCGCATTCTTGGGTAGCGCTTCGTAGGCTTCGATTTGGTTCACGAGTTTGCTGTCGCTGAGATCACCTTCGCCGTTGAAGCTCAGCTTCACGCGCAAGGCTTCGCTCTTAAGTTTGCCAGCCATGAGTGGCGTGATACGCCCTGACTTCATGAGGCGCTCTGTGCGTTCGAGTAACCCTTTGCGAGCGAGCGATTCGGCTTGTGCTTGTTGTTTTTGCAAGCTCAGGCTAACGGGTGGTGTTTGGGTGGTAGGTGCCACATCAGCGGTATCGTCGAGGTCGTCTTCGTCCATGTCCGGCTCAACATCGTCACCCTTGCTGCCCTTGAGAGCGGTCAGGGCTACGCACAGATAATCCCACGCGTTTTCCGCAGTGACATCATCGGGCAGCACAATGCCGTGTTCGCCGAGCATCTCGATGGCGGCCTTGAACTTGGCCTCACCGCCGCCACTACCTTCTTCGGGTGTTTCTTTTTCGTCGGCCATGTGAATGCTCTCCAAGGATAAACGCAACCGTCGGCCGGTCGCGGTGTGTGATAACTGGAACGCTTGTTGCTTGTGCTGCACGGGTCTTGCTGTCGCGGCCACATGCGAGATCGTCAGGCCCGGCCACAGTTTGCCGGTACTATCAACCCAATCCCATTGCACTTCGGGGCTAACGAACCGCACGCTCTTGAGGGCCTTGAGGTCGGCATCGTCATCCACTTCAACGAGCGCCTCGACACAGCCTTTGCCCACGCGGAAATCAGTAGCTCGGCCAAAGGTGCTTTTCGTCTGCTCGGCATCTTTCTCGGCCTCGCTGAGCTGCACCGGGCCCACGTTTTGGTGTTCCCAGCACGCTGGGATCTGCCAGCCGTCGGCGACCTTCTCCCGACCGATGGTGACCACATTCGCGAGATCCGAGTCGGTAAACGTCACTGAGCGGAACGGCTTCTTTGCGTTGCCGGTCGGCACTCGCAGCGTCCCTCGATACAGCACGTCTTTCCAGATTCGCGTGGCCATGACACTCACTCTGGGGGCTACACCAGCTCGGCTTCGCTCGCGGTGTAAGTCGCATAATCCGGCCTACACCACACGGGGTAAAACATGGCCACCAATCGCTGGCGAGCAAAAGCCGCCTCCATCGCGCAAGTCAACACCGTCACGCCGGTCGCGGCTAATAGTGCCACCTACACGCTGACCATTAACAGCAAGACTGTCGTCTACACCGCTGACGGCTCCGCGACGGTGGCTGAGATTACTGCCGGAGCGGTGGCGCTGTGGAATGCCTCCATTGCCGGCGAAGCACGCGAGATTACGGCGGCCGACGGAACAACAGTGCTGACGCTCACCAGTGACGAGCCGGGCCGACCGTTCACCCAAACGAGTTCCTCGAGCGCAGGCTCTTACACAACCGCAACAACGACCGCGAACAGTTCACCCAACGACAACAATAACGCAACAAATTGGAGCGACGGGATTCCGGATGCTGCGGATGATGTAGTGCTGGACGCTGGAGGACTTGACCAAAGTATCTGGTGGAATTTGGATGCGCTCGCGGCAGTGGCGCTGACCTCATTCACGCGCCGCAAAGCGTTTGCCGGCAAAGTGGGGCTACCCGAGTACAACACGGACGGCACGCCTTACTTCGAGTATCGGCCCACCGAGTATCAGATCCTCGCCACGACGATGACCATCGAGCAACCGGCGAGC